TATAGGCAGCTAGATGAATGTCAGGGTTGCTAAAGTTTTTGTTAGCCTTACCGATACTCATGTGTAAGTGAGCTCCAGTTGAAGCAGAGCCAGACTTGTATTTTCCGCCACCGACTTTACCCAACACAGTTTTGCCACCTTCAACCTTGTCACCCTTCTTCAAGTCAGACTGCTTAGCCAAGTGAGCGTAAAGCACCCAATAGCCATCCTTAGTTGAATGAACCAAGAACCAACCCAACACGTCAGACCACTCACTTAGGAACACAGTCCCATCAGTAATCGCCTTAATCGGTGAAAGTTCCTTGGGAGACCAATCCTGACCTCTATGCGGTCTACCATTACGGTAAGGGGCTAGGTTGCCAAACTCGTCATTACGAGTGTTAGCAGGGAACGGTTCATAGTAAACAACAGACATAATTATTCCTTTGGGTTGCGTAAGCGGAAAGTAACAATCCATACCGCTAGTGATACCAGAATACACCAGCCAATAACATTCTTCGCAGATCCTTCCAACACAATCCAGGCAACAAACATACCTAGAAGTGTCCAAATCTGACCCACAATGTCGTTTAAAAAGTTTTTCAATTTATTCTCCTAATAGATGACGGTGCTGAAGCAGTCAGCCCAACTGCCGTAGTCGCTATTTGTGTGACAATCACAGCTGCCACAACAGACTGTTCTGCCTTAGCTCTAACCTTTGGGGACATATCCGCACCAAAGTTGCCAAGAGCGTTCAAGGCATTAGTCAAACCCACAATCGTTGCACCCAAGACAGGTACACTTGCTAATTCTTCATCAACAACAATGTCATCAGCCTGAGCTACAACCATTAGTTGCTCCAACGCCAGATTGTACTCTTCTGACCCTGCTACAGCCGTCTCAAAGGCCTGTAAAGCACCTTCCTTAAGTTCGCTCACCTCAGCGGTAGTAAGGCTTTGTGGGTCAATAGAAGCTATAGGTATCTCTGTAATAGAAGGTTCTTCTGGCGGAATGATCACAGGCGGGACTATTACAGGAACTTCAACCACAGGCTCTTTGACTACAGGCGGAATAACCACAGGCGGCTCTACAACGGGCGGAACAATCACAGGTGGTACTACAGGTGGCTCAGGCTCTACAGGTGGCTCTACAGGCGGTTCTACAGGCGGAATGACAGGATTAAAACCAGTCCTAATCACAAACGGCTCACTAAACTCCGAATACACACCTAACGTATTGTTATCAGACCGAATCCTAAAAGTTATTTCAGTATCTTCAGGCAAATTAGCGACAGTTGCTTTAGATTCAACAGCAGAAATACCCCAACCAGGGTTATCGCCATAAGTCCAAGTAACCGCATAATTCTCAATCGCAGTCTGCTCAACAATAGAAGCCCAAACAAGATCCACGCTAGTACCAGAAACCGAACCATTTACACCAAGAGGTTTAGACAAGCTAGGAACATAAGGTGGCACAAACGGCTCACCACTAAAAGCTGCTGGAGAAATAACGTTCATCCCTTCACCCTCAGCATCCCAATACAGACGATTACAAGCACCCCCACCATACTCATACCACCAAGCATCAAAAACGTATTCCTGACCAGCAACCATAGGCACAGTAGCAGAACTGCCAGAGCAACCCTTCGGATACCAGTCATCAATAACAGGCTGACCATCAAGCGAAAAATAGAAGCCATCATCAGCCCAAGACTGAAACGTAATATCCCCAGACTTAGGTGAAGTCAAAACACCTGTGTAATGAATAAGGACAAACTCTTCTTGGCAGCCAGCAACAACGCCACCACCCCAGTCAGAATCAATGTTAGGCACAGAAGTCCAAACAGAATCGCCTACACAGATCGTGTAAGCCCGTCTCTCAGGTAAGGATGACGAGTCGTATGTATAAACATCTACACCTAAACCCTGTGAGGGTTCTGCCTGTGCCGTAGGTGTAAAGGTCAGAATCGGTGCAAATGCCAAAAACAAAACGAAAAGAAGTTTTGTAAACTTCGGCATAACGCCTTTCTATTGAATCAGTTTTACTATAACTCCAACAATTCCAGAAGTAATTACAGCTGATAAAACACCTGTAACCCAAGCAGATTGCCAGCGAGCTTTCTCCAACTCACGGATGCGAGCTTCGTGATCTATAACCAAATCAGACTGGATAGTGACATCCTTCTTGATTACAGCAATGTCTGTTTTGATTATGGACATGTCATCAACAATTCTTTGTAAAAGTTCCCCATTATTAGGTCTCTTGACCTCAGACATTAGCCAGCAGCCGTTCCAGCAGTCATCTGCACAGCATGATAGTAAACAGTTTCAGTCACACCAGAAGCGGCAGAAACGTTACGGACAGTAATAGTTGCAGACCCAGCAGCAATAGTAGTGGCAGTAGCAATGTATCTTGTACCGCTAGTCCAAGCAGAAACCAAAGGGGCAACAGCGAAACGGCTTGCAGGGAAAGTCACAGAAACAGTAGTAGTCGCATCAGCTGCCAAAGCACCAGTAAGAGCAGTAGCAGTTCCAGTCGCAACAGCATAAGGTAACTTATTGAAATTGCCATTTAAATCAGCAGCACTAAGGACTTCCCCAGCAGTCCAAACTTTAGTTCCAGCCATCTATCTCTCCTTAAAAACCCAGCGAATACGAGTCTAGTTTACCAAACTCAACGTCATCTAAAACAATGCTCGGATTCATAATACTCTCAAAGGTAAAAGTCACGTTATGGTCATCAATGTCAATAGCGTGTTCAATACCAATAACCTTACAAAAACGATTGATAGCCGAACCTGTGCCGTTAGGCGTGAACTTGACTTTACAGTAACTGTTCAACCCCAGCAGATCTAAAAGATTGTTTTTTCTTGTGTTATCTAGATTAGTAAAAGAAACAGTCAAGTTATTTACCCGATACTGTGGCTCATTGTATTTAGAAACTATGTAGTTTGCTAGATAGCTCATAGTAGTTGAATCATTATAAAGAATTGCTGAAACATCTAACTGGCTTATCTGGTAAAGACCAGCAGAAACTGAATCAGTAGCCGTAACAGTTCTAGTTTCATCATTAGAAGTCACAGAAACCTTGTTGTAAAGCAAGTCAGTACTATAACTAAGATCAATGTCGGTATAAGGGTAAGCACCAGAAGTACCATCATCAGTAAAAAACTGGGTAACCGCAGTAGCCGCACTTGTAACGCTATTATTGGCATCCTTAAAAATCAAGCTACCAGCCTGGTCAGTATAAAAATTACCTTGCTCGGAATCAACAATAGAATTCAGGTACTCTAAAGCATTTCTACCTCTACAAGTAGTATCCGCATCAAGCATCTTAGTTCCATCATCAACAATGTAGGGATTAACGTTGTAAGGATTAGTGTAAGCAACACCACCATCTTGAAGAACTCTAGTAACCCTAGCTCCAGTCAACTCAGCAGGAAAACTAGAAGCAAGAATGTATTGCCTAGCAAAAAGACCTGTCCGCTCACTAGCAACAAGAACAGCCGTAGACTCACCATTCACATCATATTCAAAAGACCAGTCATCAACCCAACCATCAAACAGAGTGTTCATGCCTTCTATCTCAATGTAAACCCAAGTAGCTCTAGGTAGCACAGCACCATAAAAAGCAGAACCAGTATTAGTCGGATCAAACTCACGATTAAAGTTTTTTAAATAAAAAGTCGCTGTACCAGGCTGGAAGGTATCTAAAATCTGGTTTTTACCCAAACTGACTGTGGTGTTTATAACATAGCTAGTGACGTTCCAAATCTCAGTACCATCATTCAAGCCTATAAAAACTCTTTTATCGCCAGTAGCCATTGGCTAACCTCTCCAAGTTTTGCCGTTAGTCTTTTCATAAGATTGGATCTTCTTAATCAAAGCTCTACCAATTTCAGCATCAGTCGCACCATAAGGAACATTAACAACAATATTGTATTGTGGAGCAACATTGTTTTTAGTGTTCTGGAAAGAAGCCCATTGATTAGCTTGCGTTTTTTGGTTGTAAGGGTTGACAATTTGATTAGGCATAAAACTGTACATACCATCTTTACCTGGCTTTACAGCAAGTGGAGCTAACGGCCCTGTACCTTGCTTGAAAAGGCTAGACATGTTTGAAAAAAGCGGGGTAGGCTTTGGCTTCGGAGTTGATAAAGGTTTGCTCTTGCTAAGTATGTTTACAAACTCACCGAAACCAATCTCACCAGAAGCAAGCTTCTCCGCAGCAGTCTTTTCAACAGCCTTTGCCATTCCATCTACAAGTGCTTCCCCAGCACTAGCTCCAGCCGCCGCAGCTGCTGCGTTTAAACCAGACCCGTTCAAACCCTTTAGCATTGCAATAAGAGGGTCAATAAGACCATTACCAATGTCTTGATTGCTGTCCATGAAATTCTTTGCGACAGTATATCCAACGTCACCAGAAATTTTACGGATGTCTTTAGAAGTCTTAGTTAACGCATCAATACCTTCCTGACCTGAAGCCAAAATAGCTTCAGCAGTAGCCGCACCAGCAATAGGCCCAGCATCAGTAATTTGTTTCAACAGAACAGGATCTAAACCAGCCTTGATAAGCAGCCTTAAGCTACGGTAGAAACTCTTAATCTTGGCTAAGTTATCCTGGAAACCAGTAACAATGTTTTTAGAAGTTTCAGAAACGCCATCAACAACAGTCTGGAACTTACCGTTAACAAAAGTAACGCTTTCAACAATTCCATCACTAACATCACCCATAACATTGTTTACATCAAAAGTACTCATAATAGATGACTGGATACCTTGAGCCATCTTTAAAAGATCTTCTAAGTATTGATTAGTGCCACGAATCTTTTTACCCGCATTTTCGGCAGATTTACCGAGACCATCAATGTTATTTAAAGGAAGCTTCTTAGACAGAAGTGCTGTCATCTCGTTGGTAGCACCATTCAAGCCATCTGTTTTATCTGTGCTATCAAGAATTCTTTGACTAAAATCTTTTAACCCAGCGTTAATGCCTTTAAAAACATCACCGATACCTGGAATAGCAGCCAAACTATCAAGTAAAAATTGTAAACCTTCAACAAGTATTCGTAAAGCCATAGTCACTACCCAAATAACAGGAGCTAGGATTGCACCCAAAAGGTTTGCTAAGAAAGTAATCCAAGGGACTAGCATTTTAACCGCTGTAGCAATTAACTTGAAAACCCCAGCTAACGGGATCATTAAAGGTTCAATCAACATAAAAAGAACATCAACGATAGGAGTAACGGCTTCTACGACAGCAAAGAATTGTTGTGCCATGGCATCAAGAACAGGAGTAAGCATAGTAACTACTCTTGTTAGAACATCAAAGTAAGGAGTCATCTTTTCTCCAAGAGTGTCAACAATAGGTTGCATAACTTGAAGTAGATTGGCTAAAGGTTGAGTCAAACTAGCACCTAAAGATGCTTTAATGTTTTCAAAGCTAGCCTGAAGGTTCTTTTGAGCAACAAACAAACTGTCAGACTGTTGAGCATAAGAAGCTTGGGCATCTTGAGAGCGGTTGTAAAGAATGTCTAGACGAGCCTGAGCTGTAGCCTGACGTAAAGTAGCCCCAGTCAACTTGTTCTGTCCACGAGCAGCCAATAAAGCATTAACTTCAGACTGCTTCATAGCAACACCGAACTTCTCAATCGGGTCATACTCACCACGGAACAACGCTGTCATACCAGTCAACGCTTCAGAAACGTCATAACCATAAGTAGCTGCCAAGTCCGAAGCCAAACCAACAAGGTTCTTAGTTTCTACCGCAACATCACCCATCTCAAAACCAGACTGCTTCAAAACAGATCCCAAGAAAGTAGAAGCCTTAGAAGCTTCAATCTGGCTCAAACCAATAGCAGCCGCATCCTTAGAGAACTTCTCCATACCAGGGCTTATGTCACCAAAAACGTTATTCAAACCAACCATGTTGCGGTCAAGATCACGAGCTGCTGTTACAGCATCTTTCACAAAGTTTGCTGCACCCACCGTAGCAAAAGCCGCAGCCGCAGCTATAGCCGCACCCTTAAGATGCTTTACAGAACCTAAAAGAGCAGACATTCCACTCTTAGCATCACGAACACCCTTACCGTCAAAAACGGATATTAGGGGAATAAAGATTGAACCAGCCATTAGGTAAGCATCCTTCGGTTAATTTTGTCGTACGCACGTTGCAAAGCAGCGTTCATCTTAGGCAGAACTGACGGAATAGCCTTATCAGCCGCAGGATAAACAAATCTAGAACGGCCATTGCCAGAAGTACGTCTGCTCAAAGCCTGAATCATAGCTCTACCTTGACCATTGATTCTGTGGATTCTTTTACCTGTAGCAGAACGGCTGTAAGAATACTCACGAGTAACAGATTTATTATCAATGTACTTACGAGATGAACCAGCCAGGTCAGCCATAACAGTAGCCGCACTATCAACCTTTAAACGAGCGATAGAAGCAGCAGACATCTTGTTGTACTTCATGTTACGTTTCGCTCTAGTAGCAGAGAACGTTTGAATACCAACAGATCTAGCTTCACGCATCCTGTTCTGAGAGTTAGCACCCCAAGACAAACGACCAGGAATAGAGCGAGGATAAAAACCAGAAACAGTATTCTGTCTCTTCTTCTTGTGAACACCGCTAGTAGGTGGATTCAAAGGAATAGCAGACTTTACAGCAGTCTGGACAGGCTTAGCAATCTGTCTATACTCTTTACGAAGTTGAGTAACAAGAGTAGGGTGAATACGGTTTAATTCACGAATCAGATCTTGGTAATCGGTAACGTAGATCCCTGACTTGTTACCTTTAGTAACTAACACAGACATAAATCACCACCAATCTCTTATATTCTATCCCCTAGATTGTTGTTGACTTCGCCATACAAGATACCTACCCATAGTCCACAACATGCGATCATCACACTCTAAAAGGTGGTTAGGGCTAATACCTGTTTCAACTGCAAGAGAAGCGATATACCAATGTGCGGAACTATCGCCCAGACCGACTATTTTGGGTCTGTTTCACTCGCCTTAATAGAAGCCACATCATCAATCCACACATCAAAATCTTTGGTAGTGGACTTAGTGCGAGCTTCAGATGACCAAGCTAAAAACAATAGGTGAGTAAGTTTCACGTTTGCTTCTAGTACAGCAACTGACAAGTCAAATTTAGTTTCAAACTTAACTATGTCAGCCGCTGAACAAGAAATTTCTTTTTCTTCACCAGAAACAAATTCAATGCGTAGGTTAATCTTCAATGTTTTTCCTTAGTTTAATTAGGCTGTTGCACGACTTACAGTTCCGCTGGTCGGCCAGGTAACTGAAAGTGTTGCAATGTCCCCAACGGATGCTGAGAACGGTTGGTACTGTGAAACCAAGCATACAGCAGTCCAAGCAGGGTTAGTTGCAGACACGGCTGAGCTTGTAGGTGTTACAACAACAGTAGCGTATGAGCCAGCGTTGAATAGTGGAGTGATCGTTGCATCAACAGATGCTGCTCCGAAGTCCTGGAAGAAGTTTAGAGTTACAGATCCAGACTTCAAGCCTTGGATACGAGTTCTCCAACCGCCACCGAAAGCTGTTGTTTCAATTTCATCTGAGCTGATGTCAAGGCTTACACTCTGGAGAACATTTGAAAGGTTTGTTCCGTTGAGCGTAATCTTGTGGTCAGTTGCTGCGTAAACCGCCATTTAATGTTCTCCTAATTTGCTTGAACAGCACAGTCAAACTCTGCTGTTAGATATGTGTTATCACCGATAATGACTGAGCCGTAGTTTCTCATATCAGATACTACCAAATCAAAACAACGACCTGATAGTGTCCTATCTGATTCTATCGCACTTTTTATACTAGATGCCCCAGTAGAAGCACAATAGGCATCAAGGTTTGCTTGACCTATACGATCTGAAACTCTACCCACAAAGACTGACACAACAAAGCTGTAAGTGTTGAAGCCATTGTGGAAAGCCTTATGGTACTCAATGCTTTGAGGAGTTACAACAGCCATAGGTGGATTAGGGTTGTCAGGCATAAAACTAGAAACTCTTAGCCCAGTAATTGTAGAAAGATTTTCGGCTATACCGTCACGAAGATCGCTGAGAGAAGCCATTAGCCTTGATTTCTCATCTTGCGGTAAGAGTTCAACAGCATAGCTACGTCAGGGTCAATGCGGTTAGACACTCTGAAGAAACCTGTGTCTGGGCTAGAAATAACACCCAGAGGAGAGTCAAGACGTTTGAAGATGCGGCTTGCCTGAATAATGGTTGCTTGCTTTACCGCTGTAGGAACTGCTGACCAACCCCACACACCAGTAACCTGGACTGTAGCAATGTCCTCTTGACCGTAGCGACCTTCATAACGATACCTAGTATTGCCGTCAGGGAACTCATAAGTTCCTACAGCACGAATACGAGTGATAGGCCAACCAGTTAGACCATCAGCAACATTATTCAAAGGCTCAGTCTGATAGTCAACCTCACTCCAGGTCTGGTCAAAAGTTTTATTTAGCATAGTAGACACAGCGATAGAAGAGATAGACACAGCATCATCAATGGCTACAAGATCGTTGTGAGAAGGCACAAACACTCTAGTTGCAGTACCAGCGTTATAGAAGCTACGCATAGTGTATTCATCTACCATACGAGAAGCAGACTCTAAAGCCAGTTCCAGTAGTGTGTCATCCACGCCATCTTGGATACGAAGTGCGGATTTAAGGTCGTTTAGGCTTGCATAGCCGTTGACAACAGGCATGTTTACTCCTTGTCTTTACTAACCAATTTTACCCCATTTACTATACGGGTTTTGATGTCAGTAGAACTAACCCCAACAGTATAAGGAACATAGATAAGTTGAATCTGCTGTTCATCAAGCCAAGCCTGAGTGAACTGCATTTGAGCGTAATAATCTTTCCTAGCCCAGTCATCACCGATAACCACAAAGTCAGGTATCACGTTTTCTATCGCTGGTTTAGAATCTTCATTACCCACATTGGCTACAACTGAATCAACATATCTACAACCCATCAACACAGCTTTACGCTCAGCGAAAGACATGATAGGTGGCTTACCCTTATAGGCAGCAATAAACTCGTCAGTATTTAGGCTTACAACTACACGCCCATCCTTACCAGCGATACGCTTACAAGATCTAAGGAACGCCACATGTCCTGAATGGAACAAATCAAATGTTCCGCCTGTATAAACTACTCCCACGAGTTATCCCGTCTAACTTGTAATGACCAGTTGCCCTCTGAGAAGTCCTCATCAGCAATCTTCTGTGTAAATAGCAGATGATTACGCCCAAACGTAACATCATTTTGGCTGTGAAAGCCTGTGCTAAGCGTAGAGCTATTGTCATGCCCTAAAACAGCGTGGATAAATTTGGCTTCAAATCCAGCGTTGATTATCCTACGTTCATAGTCGTTATCTTCAAAGTAGATAGGGTGGAAACGCTCATCAAATAGCCCCACATCTCTTACAACCTTTTCGCCCAACACAAAGCCACTCCACTTGGGCATAATGCTTAGGAAGTTGATTGTGTCAGGGTCTGCTTCTTCGCTGATCTTCTGCAAAGCACCAGGGGCAAGAACCGAATCATCATTCAACAGAACCCAGTAAGGAGCAAAGGGCGTGGACTTAACAATCAGGTTTAGCCCACCGCCATAGCCCAATCCGTGTGGCAGTCTTATAAGCCACATACGCTTAACCAATTCAGGTTTGACAGGGTTGTATTCCTGCTTGCCAGAGTTATCTACAATAACTAGATCTTCCACAGGATAGTCAATACTTGCCAGTAGCCTGTCCGCTAAGTCAAAACGCTTTAATGTTAGGAAACCTAAGACGGGGATCATCCCAGAAGTTTCTTCCACAAAGGTAGCCAGTATTCAGCCCACACAGTTTCCACATCAAACTGCTTTACGAAGTCTATGCTCTTCTGTGAGCGTGTGCCACGAACCTTGTACGCTTCTTCTAAAGCGTTTACGATTGACGGGATTGATGGTGTCTGCCACCAAGCGTTCTGACCTGCATCCCAAGCTGGTTGACCATCTACAAGCCAAGAGTCCTCAGATACTAGGTCTGGCGTTGCTGCCCAGTTAGAACCGATCACCCTTGTCCCACAGGCCTGTGCTTCAATAGTTGGAACACCAAATCCTTCACCGAAAGATGGGGTAAGCATTACATCCATTGCAGTATAAAAAGCAGCTAACACTTCTTGACTAATGCCGTAGCGGTAGTCAGCAATGTCTGGGAAGAACACTTGCTCAGGGTTGATGCTTAGCGATTCACATAAGGTAAACAGATTCCAGCCACCAGCAGCACCGAAAGGGTCTGTGTGTAAATACAGTTTCGCATCAGGCTTATCCTTAGCAAAAATACTGAAAGCCATAAGGTTCTCAGCAAATGCTTTACGGTGAATCAAACCACCAGCCTTATTAGCTGCGTTCATACCAACAATAAAGTCATCTTCACCGACACCCATAAACTTTCGGGTAGCCACACCATTTACAGTAGCGGTAGGCTTCATAACCTTAGTATCTACAGAGTGAGGAACATACTCGCACTCCAAGCCAGCTTCTTTCATCTGACGGACACCATGCGGACTCATAGCGATAGGTAGCACGTTAGATCTTTTCAACCACGCCAACACAGAAGGTGGAATAGTGATGTGGTCTAGTGGAGTCCAAGAAACGATTTGACGAACATTATCAAAAGCTTTGCCCTTGAATACCCATACGTCATACAAGGTCAGTAGCACGTCATTTAAAGCTGTTTTAGACCCCTTAGCGGCCTGAGCCGTGTGATGTGCATGATGCATAGCAATAACATCATTGCTGTAGCCTTCAAAGCCACGAGCATAATGAGGTATCTCACCATAAGGGGTTTGTAGAGTGCTGTTAGTTCCCTCTAAACCAAAGTTAGATAAAGCAGCAACGTCAACGCCACTACGCTTCAACCGATCAACAAGATAACCTGCTTGAACACCATAACCAGTTGGTAGATACGGACTGTTAGATAGGACAGATACAACGCCCTTTAATTTTCCCATTTAATTTCCTTTTTTTCGTAGGTTCAACTAGACTAGCATAAGAAAACCCCCCTAGTGCCTACGCACACTAGAGGGGCTTTCAGTTTAACTCAGGGGATTAGCTTGCTGCACCCTTGAAGTACTTGACGTGGCTTGCGTGGGTTAGGTTACCATCCACACGCATCTTCACACGGAAAGTTGTTACATCCTGGTTGAACGCATAGTCAGGTGACTGTGCAATGTCAATACCGCCAGCGATACGAACCTTGTATGAAGGTAGGTGACCGAACAGTACAGACTTGTTACCAGTTCCAACAGCTGCAACAGCAGGGTTCTCGTAAATGCTGTATCCAAGGATCTGGTCTGGCTGGCCAGCAGTTCCTGGAACGAAGATGTAGTTACCTGCACCATCCTTTAGCTTACGAACGTTAGCCAAAGCAGTTGCTGACATCTGGAATCCAACACCTGGAAGCTGACGAGCAGAACCATCTAGGCTGTAAACAAGGTCAACTAGGTTGTCGTAAGTGAAAGCACCTGACACACCAGTTCCACCCAAAACCGCTGATCCTGCAACGTTAGCCAAACCAGTTGGCTCAACAGTTCCAGTACCTACAGTTAGAGCGTTGTTCACTCTGTAACCGATTTCGTTACCTGCTTGCTCTGCAATTAGAGAAGTTAGGTCAAAACCAGCATCAGCAATCAGTTCGTTAGCAACGCCTACAAGGAATGAATACTTGTATGCACCAAGAGTGATTGAGCTGAATGTTGGGTCGCTTGCACCAATAGCAGCAGTCGCAGTAGCGATAGCAGCAGTTGAGCGAGCAGTTAGGGTTGGAATAGTTAGGTTCTCACCAGATGTTGTGTTGAAGATCTGTGAGGTTGTCAACATAGGGCCAACAAGTCTTGCAACCTGGAATACCTGGTCATAGAAAGACTGTGGAACTGTGTTGCTTGAACCAACTAGGGTACGCTTCTCGGCCTTGTTGAATTCGTGTCCTCTACGCTCGCCCAAAGCGATTGAACGAAGGATATCTGCATCAGTTGAACGAGTGTCGTTTGATGGAGTGAAAGCAGAAGCCGCTTCAGCAGCTCTTTCTTCACGCTCTGCGGTTGCTTTGATTGAGTCAATGAGCTTTGCTCTTTCGTCAATGTCAGCCATAATACGCTCGTAAGTCTGAGTTTCCTCACCTGAAAGATCACGCTTTTCAGATGCTGCATTGTCAAGCAAAGCCTTAGCTTGCTCGTATGCTGACTTACGGGCTTCTTGCTGGATTTTAATAAAATCAGACATGGAAGTCTCCTATAGATAAATTGATAAGGGATACCTGCGGTGCTGACACTCAACAGACGTAGCGGTGCTGACACTCAACTACTAACTTAAGTTTAGTAGTAGAAAATAACGCTTAAAAGAAAACCCCACCAAGAAAAGGGATTAACCTGGCGGGGGGTCGCTAGAAAAGGGAATAACTAGCGAGTCTCTTTTACCTCAACAACTCTAACCTCTTTGGCTGGAGTGTCAATAGCAACAACCGCATCAGCAAACGCTTCTGCTAAATCTTTGATCTCACCGACAGCAGGGTTGCCAGCGGTTTCTAGTATAGCTGCAATAATCTGTTCTTTAGTGGCCATTAGAGCATCTTTCCTTCAAGTTCGTGTTTCAACTGTTTCAATACTAGCAGATTTACTTCAGGTGAAAGTTCAACTTCCTCAACCTGTTCTGCTTCTTCAACTATAGGCTCTTCAGCCTTCTCACCCTTAGTCATCTGCTTGATAACGTTTTCTAGCAAACCTGCTTGATCTGGAGTGAGAGAATCGTTTGTCTCTAACGCTAGAAGAGCATCAGATAGTTTCTCTACATCAATTTGATCTAGGGAACGTACTTGGGCAACACTTGAAGTATAAGCTGGGAACGTCACGATACTTACCTCTAGCAATCTTACGGATTCTAAAGTTCTAACGCTACCGTCAGGAGACCAAGAATCGGACTGGACATTGAAACCAAAAGACATCTTATCAATGTCTCCTCGCTCCATAAGTATACTCAAATCTCTGCCCCTTGTGGTAGGTGCTAGTTCGGCTTCAACACGCAAACCCTTAGAGTCCTCAAACAAACGCATAGTGCCAGAACGAGTAGAAGCTAACGGTTCACCTGAATCGTGATTCCAAAGCAACTTCACATCATTGCGAGACTGAAGAGAACGCTTAAAAGCACCTGGAGCGATACGCTCAGTAAAAGGTAGTGGCTCGCTGTCGCTATTGAACACAGCTGCATAACCAGAGAAAGTTAGCTTGTCTCCAACAGCACGGATCTCAAACTCCGCATTAGAAACACGAGTTTCAGGCTCAGGCTTCAATCCGTTGATTCTACGCAAACTTGCCATAATCTTTTCGGCTCTACTATTAGCCCGTAAAACTACATCACTCATCAAATTCCTTTGTTCATCTGATTCTCTATCTACAATACCACTAGACCAAGTAAAGCCAGCATCTCCGCCCCACGCATCCCACATTATTCTGCCATTACTAGGGTTGTCTGTGTTGTAGAAATCCTTGCCTTTTTTATCTACTTCATGTCTAGAGAAAAACGAGTACATTCGCTTGACCACGCTCAAAGACATCTCTCTGCCAGCAACAATGTCTGTAGCCCTGCCCCAACCAACAGGAGTACCAGCACCAGTAGCCTTGCCTTCCTTCTTCCAGCGTAAAGCCCTAGCAGCATTAGTTTTCATTCCCTGTGTTGGCTTGTATGTTGGCATTATTGCTCCACCTTATTGGTTATCTCATTCATACAGACACCACAAATACATCTCTCTGCTGGATCTTCAAACGGAATACCTATGTTTGCATTAAGGCATCCTTCAGTTTCACAAGTCAAAATAATTATCATTAGTTACCCATTCCAGCGACAATTTCTATAGCCTGATAGTTCCATGTGTAGGTCGTTCCTGTTCCGTCAGATACGTTTCTGACAATCATAGTAAAACCTGTTGAAGAAGATGAGGTAATCGCAGCCACATATCTAACTGAGCTTGTAGCAGCCACCACAGATGGAGTAGTAGTAAATCTGCTAGATGGATAAGTGACTGTTACTGCCGTTTCTTGTGCGTTAGCTGCTAGAGCAGAACCACCAGCAGTCGTTGTACGGTTAGCGGCAACTCTAATGGCGGCTGAAGGTGCAGTCTGAGTTCCATTAGCATTAACAATAGTTGCAGCAGAACCAGATGTGCCACGATACTTTAAAGCACCAGCATCAACATACATGAAACCACCGCTAACTGGGCTACCTGTAGGTTCTGTAAGCCTATTACCTATAAATAGGATTCGGTTTCCGCTTTGATAATTTGTTGAAGTATAGGGAAAGAAAGAAACATTCCCACCATTATTTAAACCAACAGTTGCAGCATTATCAATGTTTATTCCAGAATTGCTACTTGAAGTCAAACTTAGATATGTTGTAGGGCTGGCTACTGCATTAGTTTGAACTCCCTGACCGCCACCAAAGAAAGCGTTACCAGCTGAGTCAATAGCAAACGTTCTTGTACCGTAAACATTGGCTTGAATAATGTCATAACTTGAATAGTATTCGCCATCAATTTCGCTGTTGATAACAATTCCTCTTGCATCCACGTTATTAATTGTTAAAGCAGTATCTTGATACGTTGTTGAAGTTATACCTGGAAAAGTTGCTCTACCAAACGAATCAACTTTTGCTAGTGTTGTGGCAGCTGAGTTTTGCCAGTCCTGCAAATTAGCTGTTTGAGAAGTAGCACCCTTGACTATAAGTGGCTTATTTGCAGCACCCGTTCCTGTAATAGTTTGAGATCCTGTAAAAGCATTACCGCCTGAAATGTTTGCTTTACCAGTTAATGACGTGCTTAATCCTGTAACCTGAGCCTGAGCTAAAGTTATACCTGCTTGATCTATGGCTACAGTTTGTGTGCCTGAATCATAAGTGATTGGAGCAGTAGCTGTAACAACACCTGTATCACCTTGAGGGCCTTGAGGGCCTTCAGGGCCAGTAGCACCAGTTTCACCCTGTGGGCCTTGATTGCCACTAGGAGTATTAGTTACAGAATAAACCCAAGAAACACCAGACCAAGTGTAAGTAATACCCTCATCAGTAAAAGTATCGCCCGAAACAGGATTAGAAGGATAAGAGATAGCCATTATGTTGTCTCAAACATTCCAGATAAATGTAGTGAATCAGCAGTAGCCATAGTTACAGGTGAATTATGGTCAAAAATTTGGTCTTGCCCAGAAGTGGTATAAAACAAAGTCATAACATCTGAATTAGCGTTAACATGACCAGTCAAATGATAGGTATTATTTGCTGAAGCATCATGGTAAGTTCCATTACGAAAAACAACTTCTTGTGATGATGTAAAAGGTAAAGTAATACTGTATTGTGTTGTTCCAAAATTAGTTACATAAGTAAAATTTAAAAAAACATTGAAATAACATAGTTTTCCATTTTTTATGTATGATCCTGAAGCACCATTTTGAGTTGCACTATAAGTTCCACCATCTTGAAATAAAGGTGTGTAACTTGTTGAAGCACCAGACTGCATTGCTGTTGTTTGAGTAGTTGAATCATTAAAAACAACATTTGATAAATGAGCATCTGACCAACGCCTGGAAGAAGAACCTAAACTATATGTTCCAGTTTGTGCTGGAAGAATGTTAGCTGCTACAGCATCAAAACTTACTGCTTGCAAAATGCTATTGTCTGTATTTACTAAAACAGAAGATTCAATCACATCAATAGTCACATCACCATCTGAAACAGTAATAGATGGGTTACTTTCAATGACTGTTACTGAAACATCTGTCATCTTGTCACCTGTGGTGTGACCACAAACTTGCCTTGTAGCAAGCGGTCTGTAACTCCACCACCCGAAGTAATCTCAAGGTCATACTGATAAAAGCCTTCAGTAAGAGATGCTGTAGCAGTAGAAGAGACCAGAAGAGCGATAGTTCCAGCAGTTCCACCTAAAGTAATGCCTGTGCCAGAAGTCAAAGACAAAATAGTTGAAGTTGAATCATAGGTTTCACGAACTTGCATAGCTGCTGTATAGCCAGTCAAATTTTTAGGTGTCCCACTAATGCTGATAGTGAATGTCTTATCAAAGGTTGCCCCTTGTGGGCAAGTAATGTTGTATGTGCCTGGATTTATCATTAACTATCCTGTTCTTCTTCTGTCATGTCCTCAGCCATGTCATCTTGAGTATCTTCAACCTCATTAGGAGATTCATCTTCAGGCATCACAGGCTCAGGAGCTGCTGTGCCAACAAAAGGAATCTCAGGTAAACCAAGTTCCATCAACACCGCTTCAGGGTCATAGCCAGCGTTAACTAGAGTCTCAGCCATCTTTACTCTGATCTGTGTCTCAGACAAGTCAGCCGCACCAATGCTGATGTTAGCCAAAGGCACTCTAAACGCATCTCCACCCTCAACTAAAGGCTCATCTTCAAGCTTCTTAATCTCATTAATTGACTTGAAACCAGCCTGAGTAGCGATTGAGTACGCTTGGTAGCGACTCTGAAGGTCTCCACGAAGCAAAGCAGAGAAATTAAACTTGATAAAAGCACCGTTAGGCAAGATACGGCTGTAAGCCCACTCAAGTTTCTCCAAAATAGGTCTTAGAGTGTGCGAAATGAACTGCAAGTTGTTTTGTTCTACAGAAGCGTAGCTCGCTGTGTCAGGAATACCCAACATGTGTAGCGGAATGTTGAACGCACGAGCAACTTCTTCAACCGCAAACCTACGAGAATCCAAGAACTGTGCCTGATCGTTAGAAACGCTAGTGTTCACATACTTAGCACCGCCAGAAAGGACACCTGTCTTGTGTGCTTTACGCAAACCTCTGTGGCGAGAGTCAAAACCATCACGCAAATCTCTAGCTTCCTCGGCAGTAAGTTCACCAGGGTACTCAATGATGCCGTTTGTGCTTGCACCGTTAGAGAAAAAGCGAGCCGCATAAGACTGCAAAGCCGTAGCAACACCGAGAGCATCCTTCAATTTATCTACCCGACTTAGGCCTGTAAGTGAGCCTGGTACTGCTAGGTCTATGATGTGGATAACTTCATCAGAAGTAAGTGGCTTAGGTTCGTCAGCGTAAACAAAGATCTTCTTACCGATAGCAGAACGTCTAATTTCCATCTTGGTTGGATCTAAAGCAACAAGGTTAACTACATCTCCACGCTTGTCACGGAAAACTCTGGTGTAAGAGTTGCCATACACAAGCAGAGAAGAAACGACAGCCCCATAGTGTGCTTGACGGGTAGTGTCTACGTCTGGCTGTTCAATCCATAGTGGCTTAGGTCTGTAAGGTGAACGCTCACCATCAATACGTTTGAAAGCATCTACAGGCAGAGTAGAGATGGTGTCGCTGATAAGGCTGACAGCTGCGAAGAAAGCAACGATCTCGTAGGCTGTGTTGCCGTTGATAGTTGCACCTGACTGAGTTTCAGTAGCGAAGTCTCCGCCCTGAGAGAAGATGCTCTGGTAAGAGACCGAGCGTGTCTGCATAAGCCTGTTGAGCATTATTTATCCGTTCCAAGAGCTAAGCCGAAAAGAAGTGTGCCTACGCCTAAAGCAATGACACCTGCTGGTGGGTAAATCCAACCGATACCCAGCGACACGACAATAATGCCTACCGCTTGAACTATTGAAGAAATCATAATAAACCTATCCAAAAAACTTTGGCACTATCCTTTTCTCTATTTTAGCCCCTGCTCGGTCATACGCCAAGATAGCAGCGACAGCTGCATCTATCCTACGATTGCTGGAACGATTCTCTTTAACAATACGAACACCCAAACTATCTGTCTTTACTACAGCGTTACTCAAATGACGTGCAAGCAAAGGATTACCGTCATGGGTTATACGCTTCTCAACGACAGCATCAAAGAAAGCAGCACAGGCAGGAATCATACGTTTTGCTGAAGTAGACGGCCACTCAACAATCGGGATACCCTCATCAGCCAACGCTTCCATAGATCTTTGCCAACGGTAAGGGTCACAAGCAACCTCACGAACCTTATACTTTGCACAGAACTCACGGATAGCGTTCTCAGCATCCAGAATGTCTACACGCCAAGTATCGTCAGAATCAACAGGCTTCTCCCACGCCTTCACCAAGAACACATAAGGTTTATCTTCTTCATGTCTTGCCTTGCGACAACCAACAATGACAGTCGTATCCCCAGAGAACGAGCCGTCAAAGCCCAACACATACTCGCCATCAGGATCTAGCTCTTCAGGCTCAGCGATAGCATCCCACACACCAGTAGGAAGCCAAGAGATGGCACTAGACACCCATTGGTTACAACGCTTGGTGCGGAACTCAGACTCAGGGGTACGCAACACAGCAGACTCGTAATCAGACAAAGCACAAATGTCATCAATGCCAGGATTAGCGATACGCCAAGTTTCTTCCAGCCTGTGATCTGCTTCCATAGGTGCTTCCCACCAAGCCATAAAAAATGTTGGGTCAACAATCTCGCCACGAGCAACCTTCTGCCCATACTGATACAAAGAGTAGGCAATGCTGTCCTGACCCGTATTGTCAGACTTTACCCCAGCAGTAGTAATCGCAATCATAGAAGCCATGTTTCCTCTAGCACCCTGAGCCAAAGACATAACATCAAACAGCTCCCTGTTGGGCTGGGCATGAAGCTCATCAAGCACAATTAATGTTGGAGATAGGCCCTCTTTAGTGAACGCTTCAGATGACAGCACACGATACACAGACCCAGTAGACGGAACTTCAATAGCATCCCTATACAACTTCACCATGTCCATCAAGTCAGGGTGAGCTTCAATCATCTTCTTCGCATCAGCAAACACGATACGGGCTTGGTCTCGGTCAGCTGCACAACTGTAAACCTCAGCACCATTAATACCCTGAGCCAACAAACCATAGATACCCAACGTACTGGCAAGGGCTGACTTGCCTTGCTTTCTTGGCATACCAATCAAATTGATGCGGTGCTTCAAACCCTTATCGTCATGGGCAAAAACATTCCTAAACAAATCTTTCTGCCAGTCACGCAACTGCAAAGGTACGCCAGCCTTACCAGCAACAGAGTCCTTAGTGATAATGCCAAAAGTTTCAGCAAACGCAATGACCGCTTCACCCTTGCCCTTAGCAATCTGCTCGTCAGTAACAGGGGTTAGCCAAGCAGGTGGCCAACTAGCCATGCTTATCCATAAACTCCGCCAACTTAGATTTAGCCTTCACCTCAGCCAAACCATAGCGAGAACGATCAACAGGAGTCCAAGCCATCAAAGACAAATTAGAAATCAACGAACGCTCAAGGTCACGCAACTGCCTACGGTCACGCCACGAATCAGTATCACCATTTGCCACACGCTCAGCAAGGATCACACGCAACTCATCACGCTCATCCAACATCTCAGCAGTCAACTGCACAAGCCAAGCATCAGTACGCCCTAACCACAACTGACCCTTATTCCAAGCTTCATCCCAAAACAAAGAACCACTCACACCCAACGGGCGTAGAGGGGCAGGTCTCATGTCAAGCTGTGGCAACTCAACAGCATCCTTCGGCAAAGGCCGCCTACCAGGGTTACCGATAAGACGTTTCTGCTCAATAGGTTTAGGGGGGTTAGGCATCACACTCTCCAAATCTCGTAGTTGATTTGTCCTATAAGCCTAACACCTAAAAAGGTCTGAACTGCTACTTTGTGCAAAGACTCAGGGCAGGGGTGTCGGCATCTTAGGCTAAGCTAGAATTTCACCTACCCCCCCCTAAGTATTTTTTATTCGTAAATTGTTTACCTTGGTAAAGATGTTTTTTATTTTCTTTTTCTAAAGATCACTTTTCGTTTATAAAAAAGCTGCGAAATCCTGGCGGGGTGGGTTGTGGTTTGTGGGTGTGTGGGCGTGGTTGTGTGGTGATTGCTTAGGGTATGCGAAAACCCCCCAACCTTTTATGGTTGAGGGGCTTAGGCGTTAGGGTTTAGTCGTGGTCATAAACTATGGTGAGGGCTTCCCCTTCTTCGCAGATTGTGTCTGTAAATTCTTGTTTGTCGCTTCCATACCAGTCAAAGAAACGGGCGAGGGCTTCCTCTTCTGTCTTTGCTTCTACCTCGTAAGTTGTTCCAGTAAGTATGGTGTATGTGCTTAGTTTCGGTAGTGGTCTCTTGTCTAGTCTGGTCATTTGGTCTCTTCCTTTTCTTGTGTTGATTACTTGGTTAGGCGGAAAGATAGGGCAATTGCTAGGGCGATTGTTGGGATAGCAGGAAAGCCCGAGATTACTAGGGCATCTTTCTCGCCCCAACCTAGATTTGCTAGATAGACCGCACGGGTGGTGAAAATTCCTATTCCTAGCCATACTGCTAGAACTAAGTTGATTTTTGTGTTTTTGCTCATTTTGTTTGTCCCTTTCTTTGTAAGCGATTTGCCTACCTCTATATTCTCGCATAAATCCTGGCGGAGCTGCGAAAATAACCCCCTTCTTTTGATAACTTTTTTTATAGAAATCGTTATAAAAAACGCTTTGTTTTTAGGTCTTTATATGCTATGTAAAAAAGATCACTTTTTAGGGCGTTCCTGGTGGTATCGCATAGCACATTTTTTCTTTTTTTGTGGCGTGTTTTGATAACAATTTGATAACGCCCCCGAACACTTGTTCGGTAAAACACGCTTGCGAGGTTGCCCGTAGAGACACTTTTAGGTGTGGTCTGGTGTGATAGTTCGTTATAGGGGGTGAGGGCTTCTACGGGCGTTTTAGGGCGTTTTTGAGGGGGTGAAGATCACTTTTTTTATGGTTTTTGCGAAAAAGCTGCGAAATCCTGGCGGGCAGATACAAGAAAACCCCCGCCAAAATAGCGGGGGCTTGCTTGCTTGTCTGGGCTAGAACGGGACAGAAAAAACCCACGCAAAAAGATACATAAAGCCGATAAGGGCGGGGAAGAACAACCACTCGGCTAGTCTTTCAATTACCTTTCTCATTTTCAATCCTTTCCTTTAGTTGTTCGTTGAATTGGTCAAATAGTTCCCACAAGACATATCTAGGGCTTCCGTTAGCGATTTCCCCGCTAAAGAAATTGGTTTCAATTCCGTCTGTAATCTGCCAGTAAAGAACCCCGTTCCACATATAAGGGTCTTCATCTCCAAAGCCTAGAGTTATCTCGTAGCCGTGTCCTAGCCAGATGTTTAGATATTGGGGGTATTCAATAGTGGGTTCTAATCGGGAAAAGTTGCCCGTTAGGTCTCTAATGTGGTCTGGCAATTCCACCCAATCAACTTGCTCAAATTCTCCTTGAAGATTTCTAAGAATTTCTATTCTGTAATCGTGGCTCATTATGCCCCTACCTTTCCTAGAAATTGGCTGAACCCCGCAATGTTTTTCAGGGCTGTCTTGGCGTGGTCTAGTGTCTTGTAGCCGTTGAACTCTCCAAGCGTGTCTATCTCGTAGCCGTCTTCAACATTGACGAAACGAACCGAGAAACATTTTTCAGTTCGGTCAAAGTTATCTTCTGTAGAGATGAACAAAAAGCCCCCGTCTATCTCGGTTAGGGTGTGCCAGTAAATACGAGAACCGAAAAATCTTAGAGTGTCCTGGCTAAACCAGAACGAATTTTCTGCCCTAATTGTTAGCCAGATTTGGCTTTCTTTGGTGTGTTTCATTTGTGTCCCTTTCTTTTGGTGGCGTTGTTGCCACTCTCTAATTATGCCCGAAAAGTGATCTCTAACCCCCGCAGCTTTATAACATTTATTTATTTATATCGTTATAAAAATGTTCTTGCTTTTTTGTTGCTTTTTTTGTATAAGCACACCGCCAGGAACTACTAAGCACAAACTTATAACATTTTTTTAGTCTCTCGTCAATAGCAAAACGCCAGAAAACTTTTTTTCTTTTTTTGGCGTGTGTTGGCTTTTTCATATGGTAGAGATATACGAGATACGCCAGAGACCCCTAACCTATTTGGGCTAGGGGTCTAGGGTGTAAGTTGTGATCTGCTTGGGGCTACCAAAGCTCAACCAGATTATTCAACCAAATTTTGACCAAATTTTGACCAAATTTTTCAACCGAATTTTGATCAAATTTCAACCGAATTATTCAACCGAATTTTGACCAGAATTTGACCAAATTTATTCGTGCGGCAGATGACCAGAATTAGCGAAACTATCGCAATCCCACTCACCATACATAGCTTTACGAATAGACAACACTCCAACTGGATATTGTTCTCTAATTCTGTCCTTTGCTTGTGTAATGTTATCAGCAAAGATCAAGCCCGTATTTTCTCCAAATGTGAAGAAACCAACCGAACCGATACCGAACCAATAGTAGTTCTCTCCGTCAATGTAATCTATGTCTAACATTATTTTCCCTTTTCTTCTAGAATTAGCCCTTTTTGAACTAGTAATGACCAGATGTCGCTTTCTTCTATTTCAGGATAAATCCTTGATAACAACCAAGCGGAATTAGCAAAGCGATCCCAAGTTTTTTCATCTTCTTTTAGTTTTGAAGCTTCATACTTTTTTCTCGCTTTTTCATTTAGTTTTTCTACTCTAACTAGAACCCGATCTGTTTCTTCATCATAATAATATTGCGGATAGCAAGTTTCACAATCCCCCCTATCGCATTTTTCATTATCTTTTTTCATTAGCTTCTCCCTTTCAACGCATCTTTGATAGAACTACTCATAAGTGATATGCCGCAAGTAAGTATCGCCACAAAAATTATAAGTATGACCATACCCACATTACCGCTTACATTTTTTTCTGTATCTTCATTCATTATTCAACACTCTCTAACTCTCTTAGTTCATCACAATTTTCTAAAGCTACTTGAGCTAATTCACTTATGTTTGTCCATTCGCTTTCTTTAGCGTGTATCTTTTTCCAGAAAGTATGGGCAGATCTTACTTTAGGAACGTCTCCCTGTTCGGTGTAATCGCCCAGGACAAACACTCTGTCCCCTGCCCATCTACCTAAGAAAGCTTCGTTGTATTCTGTAAGCGAGAAATCACCGAAACCCCTAGCCCTAGAACAAGTAGTAAGTAAGTATTGAACTAGCGGCAGATCACCCATAAACCCACAATGTTCTAATTGCTTAGCCCCGAAACCGAGATCTCTAGGGTTTATGTATTCTTTCTTATCGCTATTCACTAACAGATGATATTGCCCCATTAGTTTTTACCCCCTACAAAATACCAATCATTACGAGGTTGTTCCTTAGAGTGTTGCTCAATCGTTTCACCTGTATAAGCGGTAAGCCAGTAGAAAATGTTTTCATCAAAATTTATCCATTCTAAATCCTGACTTTCCAAAGCTTCATTCAAAGCTATTTCCTGTTCGGGTGTTTCCAAGATCCCGAACCTAGCGTAAAACGGCTCACTCTCTCCGTAATCACACTCATCAAGCCAAGCGATAAGGTATTTTTCAACCTTTATCTCATCTATAATTGCCATTTATTTTTCTTCCTTTTCTTCTATCATTTCTTCAAGATCACTAGCCAGGTCATAGCCCGTCTGGGTGAAATCCAAATGACCTTCAAGGGTTTCTTGTCCGTCTTTCACAAACTCTTCCCAAACACTATTTATGTTTTCTAAAGTGAAATCATTAGTTTCAATGAAATAGTTTTTATCCCAATACGCCACAATAATTTCATCATCTAAATCACTGCGTTTTAGCAGCTCTTCAATAAGTTCTCTAATCTTCATTTCTGTTAGCCCCTTCTCCAAGTTAGGTTTATGTGTTGCTTATTCCACCAGACACTATCCTTCAAATCTTCAAAAGTGTAAGTGGCATTAGTTTTTTCAGCGTGAGCTGCCCAAGATCTCTCTAGTTCTGCCCACATAGTTTCTTCACTATCCGCTACTAAGTAAAAGTCATAGTGGGCGGTAGCCAAGTGTGCGATATACATTTCTTCCATTTTTATTCTCCCTTTAGTTCATAAGTAATGTTTCCGTCAAGATACTCAATGTTTTCTTCGCCAATAAAATCTGGCAATTCTGGGTTGCTGTATTGCTCTGTAATTTGCTCTCTAACCTTGTGTAGATCTTTGATATCTACTAGGTAGCGGGCTTGAATAGTTATTTCGTATTTTGCCATTAGTTTTTTCCCTTTTCTTCTGTTGTAAAACAATTTTCTTCAATGAAAATGTGGAGCTCTTCAAAAGCATTTCCATAAGCGATCATTGTGTTAGCGGCTTGTAGTTGTCTATAAATTTCCAGTAGTTCCCAGGTCTGTTGCTTAGTCATTAGTTATCCTTATCTTCATTAGGGCAGACACAATCGGCAGGGTATCTTTGTAGGCATTGTTCGCATTGTGTTCCACAAGCGACACATAAACAATCACTCATTAGTTCTCCCCTTTTTCAATAAACTCCCAGAATTCGTTGAAAGCATTTTCGGTATAGTCATTCGCTAGGTGTTGGTAATAGTTTTGGTGTTCAATGAACTTAGACCATAACTCTCTGGTTGCCCCGTCTACGCTTTCAAGATCTTCGTATCGTAGTGTCTGCCAAATAAGTTCTGTATCTGGCTCGTAAGTTTCGGTTAGAAACTCTATTAGTGTATCTCTAGTCATTTTCCCTTTTTCCTTTTCCTTCTACTCGTTTTCCATGTGTAAAGCTAATTGGTTATAAATAGGAAGCAAAATAGCGTAATATTCGTTATCCGCTTTTTCGCCAAGCAATTCAAGTAATACCTCAACTTGAAAATCTGTAAGTGTTATTTTCATTTTCCCTTTTCCCTTTATTTTGCTAATCTAACAGAACGAACCGCAACTAACGGAGCTTTCTCTAAATCACACGCCAACTTTATAGCGTGATCTGTGTCTTTGGCGGCAACTATGATACTTACATATCCCGTGTCGTGTTTTAGGCGAACTTTATAGTTAGGCATTTATACGCCCCATAATCTCTAAAGTAATTTCGTGCCTAAGATCATCACAATCAAAGCCAGCATATTCCAAAATCTTTTCCTTAGCGTATTTTTCCGCTAGTTCATCATCTTCAGCATAAACGCCAGTAGTGATAGTGAAATAATCGGTAGAGATACTTACAGAATAATCAAACATTAGTTTCCTTCCTTTGTCTCGGTTGGTTCTTCCCAATCTATTTCGCCGCCCTTGAAGAACTTTTCGCCATTAGGCAGATCTTCGTGTGATAAGAACTCACTCATAAGTTCCTTAGCGTGTTCCAAACTATCCGCTTGAAAAGTAATTATGTTTCTGGTGTATTCGTGTTCTACAAACTGATACTTAGGCATTACTTTTCTCCCTTTACATAGCTCTTGAATAGTTGTGTTGCTTCTTTCTTACTATAAAAGTAAAAAACCTTTTTATAGTATTCATTTCCAATAAAAGTTGAAAGAACCCAAGCCCCTTCACTATTACGATCATAAATTATTTCCATTTATTTCCCTTTGTTTAGGTAGCCGCTGTTGGCTACAAGAAAAGAATAAGCCCCCAGGACACAAAAACAAGATCATTTTTGGTTTCGTTATAAATCCGTTATAAACGCCAAAAACCCCTAGCGGACAAAGACTAGGGGTTTCAGCAAGCTACTTGGTGTCGGGTATCACAACCGAACTTACAACCAAATAACCAAAAGTGATACAACCAAATACTAACCAAATTTCAACCGAAAATCAAGTCAGCGGCTTATTACCCCGTTTCTCATTACAACTCTTATGAGCAGGAAGCAAGATCGCAGTAGAACCAAAATCGCCAGGATTAGCGTGATCAGCAACCCAAGGATCGTCAAACCTACCGCCACCACCGCACAAATGGCATACCAAAGCAGTTTCACGAACCAATTTTGCTCTTTTACGATAATCACCTGAGTATTGTCCTGTCTGTTTCTTTACGGCAGCTCGCTTGGCGTTATGTAGCCCTTGAACCAAATTTTCGTGTATATCACACCGATTACCGCCAGTAGTAAGCTCACCGCAATCCAGGCAAGGTTTAGGAAACCTACCCATTATGTTTCTCGCAATGAGCTATAGCCTGATCTTCTGTGTCATACTTGTCCCAACAATTTTCAACCGAATTATTGAAGAAACCGAATATTAGAACCAAAATTCCTATAACCAGAATTCCGTTTATTACAACCAAAACTTTTTCAAACAATCTCATTTTATTATCCTTACAAACCGAATTTGGCTTTTACTGAAATCTGTGAGCAACTGAATTTTTGTTGTCCCAAACATCAAATTAGCGTTGATAATCTTATTATTCCCTAGATAGATAGCCGAATGATAAAAACTTGTTGAACCAGGATAAGCAAAAACAACTACGTCTCCTACTCTCGCTTTAGAAACACGCTTACCTATGTGAGCTTGCTTATCTGCCGAGTGAGGTAGCGTAATGCCGATCTTCTTGTAAGTCCATACAACCAAACCAGAACAATCCCAACCAGAAGGTTTTGAACCAGAAAAGACGTATGGTGTCTTATCTGCGAACCGAACCAAATTATTGGTTATTTGAACCAAATGTTTACGTTTTTGAACCAAATGTTTCTGTTTATCTAAATCCAGAAAGTATTGAACTGGATTATTGGTTTGTAGGTGTGTAGTGCGGTCAGTTGAACCGAAACTTGCCCAACCGCCAACCAAAACCATGAACGCTGACAAAACTAAAACTAAATACTTCATTTTCCCTTTCCATCCTAATCTTTACCCCATCCAGTCCCCTTGAACTGAATTGACGGGCTACCAAATAGTCTAACCAAAACTTCTTTACATTGTTTACATTTTGTAGGTGGTTTATGTGTGTTATTTATAGGCTCAGTAATAATAAACTTATGTCCATTTTTACATTCGTATTCATAAACTGGCATTATTCTTCCTCTTCGTTATAGGGATCGTAAATGGCTTGAAAGCCTAAAGCTATGTCTGTATTGCTAAGTACAACTGAATCTTTTGTTTCTTGTGTTGGTTGCTTTTCAGCGTGTTTATGTGTTCTACGCCAATTTTTAACCAAATCAACAGCATCTCTGTCATCAGTTTCAAATTCAGCACCACAGCTACACACTTCACGGATCATAATGTAAGTCTAAAGGAAAATCTCCTAGCAACAGGGCGTTTACATGCGTGGCTACTAGGAGATCCTCTTTAATCTACCAGAAAGTCTAAAGTTTCCAAACTGTTCCAGTAAAATCTTTCTCTTTCTCTAATGCAAAACAAACCAAACCAGGCTGGCTGTCTTCACCGCTATTGAGTCTCCACCAGTTAGATCCGTTGTCTAGGGTTGCAGCTTGAACCCAGAAACGTGATGTTCCCCTGCTTGTTGAACCAAGTTCTTGAACTCTAAGATGATGAAAATGACCAGAAACCAGAACTGTTGAAGCGGTTACAGGTTGCTTACCAAACGATTGTTTACGCCACCAGTCAGGGATACCTTCAGGTCTATTGGCTTGATGTCCATGTACCATACCGAGAACATGGTAGGAATCACCGAATACATCTAGAGCCAATGATTCGTCATGGGTTGAAGGCTCGTGGAAAGTTATGTCAAGTCCAACTTCTTTACTTAACCGAGCAAGCGTACGCCCAATGTGAATACCCCAATCATCTGTAGGAGTACCAACCTTTTGTTTGTTCACTCGGAACTGACAATGATTACTTCCAACCGAAAGGTAAGTTATAGGAGCGTACTTAGCGAGTTGCTTTAAAGTTTCCCACGCCATTGCAGTACTTACGTCAACCTGCTGCATGAGCGACATTGAATTTGTGGCGAGCTGGTGAAGATCTGCGACATTTCCAAAGTTCTCAATAGTATCACCAACATCACAGAAAATAATGCGTTCAGGTTTTGTTTCTTTTACCTTGTTTATTAGCCTGACCTGTGTTTCAGCGATACGCATAAACATAGCTTCAGTACCGCCCCTATGGTCTACCTTACCTACCTGTAGATCTGACCAAAGAACAACCAAAGCTTTACCCGAAACAACTGGTTTAGGTGTAACAGATTTGGTTTTCTTAGCTAACGCATAAAGCAAAGGCAGATCTAAAGCAGCGTTCTTCCTACGCCACCTAATCCTGACTGCTGTATGCCATGCAGGTTCAAGTGGAAAAGGTCGTGCAACCTGCCAGCGACTAATTCTAGGCTCACCAACAATGTCAATCTCATCAGGATTAATTCCTGCATCACGCAAAAAACCGTCAATGTCTACAGGGTTATCGCCTTCAACGGCAGGAAGAGTAGCTTCCCCACCTTCACCATCAAACACGACTGATGGATTCCAGCCTTCAGGGGCTTGCACTTTAGGTGCAGGTGTAACTAAATTCTCCAACATGAGCATCTCTTCCTTGCATGGCTATCAACTGAATAGCGACTGATTTTTAAACCACGTTCATTTAGAGCAGTTGTAAGAGCAGAATTGTTCCACAAAGGAGATTCTAACGCTTCAATCAGTATTTTTCTGTCTTTTTCTTCAAGGTTTTGAAGAATAGTGTTGATTTTGCAGGGATACTGCCTGGATGTCGGAGCTATGTTTTCAAGCATTGGGTTTCTCCAATAAAACTGGGCTAGAGATGCTAAAACATAACTCTCGGATAGTAGCGAGAATAACTGGATGAGTCATTGTGTTAGCTTCTTCAATAACATCCGCTATTTTGTGGCGAACCAAATCAAAGTCGCTAGACCAAAGTAGGTTATCATCTCTCAACAGTTTTACTGTGTCTTGCACTTTGTTACTCATCTAAATCTCCTTCATCATTGTATGGGTCTTTTACTTCTATTTGTTGTGCCACAAAGAAAATTGCTACATAGCCGATACTTAGCATTACTACTGCAAGTATCACAACCGAAACTATTAACTCCACCATTGTTTCTCTTCTACTAGGTTTGAGTTCCAAACACGAATAGGTCTGGCATGTGAGACTGCACGTTTAGAAGCAATAAAACTATCTGACGGTTTTATGTGTCCAATTTTGCTGGCATTTCTAAACATTGCCCCCATAGCTGCAGGTTGATGGGTTTGTATTTCAGGATAATTTTTTAGTTCATCCCAAACATCATCAGACGTAAAATGATCTAGCCTATTGGCAAGTTGACCAATAATTTTTGTGACCAGATCAGTCCAAGCCTTATTAGCGTTATCTTCAACCTGTTCAAGAGCTTCATCTCTTAGTTGTGTAGCAGTTTTCATTAGTTCCCTTTCAGTTCAATGTCTTGTAGCAATACTCTTAATGCTAGTTCTGCTTGTTGCGGAACAACACCATTGCCACATGCTTTTAATTGTTCATTTCGTGTCAACCCTATTTCTGGGTCTGTAACCCAACCAGCAGGAAGCCCCATCATCCATTCAGTAAACTCTGCTGACAGACGGTGGTTACCGTCTTTGCCGTCAGGTTTAGTGGGTGCTGGTGCTGGTTGATTTATTGTTTGTTCCCATCTTCTGATGGCTGGCTCAAACTTACCCCAATCAAGAGTAAGAACCTGTGTGTTTAGTGGCAAAGTATTTCTGTCAAATTGACTAGGGCCACCATTGTTTTTTGCATCTTGTGTTGTAGGTGTAGGAAGCATCTCCATACGAACAGCAACTCCAAGGCTCACCCCAGGCATACCCTTAGTCTTGCCGTCAATGTAATCCTGTCTGCGTTCCAAATAGTTTTCTATCGGCTCATCATGGTTACGAATGTGACCAACAGCAGGAGTAGGGAGCAAAGACATAGCAATACTGTCTGAAACCTTTAGACCATTCTCAAATGCTAACTGTGCCATCTGGTCAGCAGTCTTTACCATGCGACCACGATCACGGGCTTGAGTCTCACTAATAGCACCACCAGTAGAGTCTGTAACACTAGGTGTCCTAATTAATGCTTCGTCTGGGATAGGCAACAATGAAGACTCTAAATCGGTTGTGGGTAGCACCTGCATCAGCTGCTCGTATGCCACACCATTTTCCGTCATACCCCAAATCGGCCAAGTCTCCCAAAACACATCCGATTGCTCTGAGAAAAGGTTTTCCTGCGGGGATAACCAAATCTTCTTCTCCGTACTCCATACCGCTATTTGCTTCAGCACTTAAAATACCCCTAACATTTTCTATAACAACCAATTTAGGTTGCAACTCTTCAATAGCCCTAGCAAACTCTGACCATAGACCAGACCTAGTGCCTTCTTTCAAACCTGCTCTTTTACCTGCGATAGATAAATCTTGACAAGGAAAACCACCTGTAAGGACATCAACTTTTTCTACTTGTGTAAAATCAACTTTTGTTACATCACGATAGTTTGGAACACCAGGAAAGTTGCGTTCAAGGATCTTTGATGGTGCATCATCCCATTCGCAATGCCAAGCAACTTCGCCACCAATAACAGCCGAAACTGCTAAATCTAAGCCACCATAACCAGAAAATAGACTTCCTATCTTCATGTCAAACTCAAATCTTTGACTGACTGGATTACTTCTCTTTTATCTACCTGTATTAGCTGCTTTTCGCCCATCCAAATAAATGGCAGTTTTTCTAGCATCTCTACAACCAAACTTTGTGTAGAGATCTGACCAGATAGTTTTCCTACATGGGCAAAGTTCTTATTGCACTTTTCACACATCAGTTTCTAAACCTGTCAAATAAATAACGTTTTCTCCATTAGTGTCAAATGCAACAAGTTTGTTTGTTGCCCCACAACGTCTAACAGCATTTAGATTTAAAAGTAAATCTATTATTCGTTTTTGTTCTTCAGCCTGACCAGCTTTACGACCATCTGCAAGTTGCTGATAAAAGTAAGCCATGTCATCAGTTTCTTTGCTCATTTATTCAGCTCCAATCCCGATCAAACCAATAAACTCATTTATCACAGAGCATCTAGGACACTCGCAGTTATCATGTAGTTCGCTATTTAGGAACTTTACGATTGCTAAACGTTCTTCATTGCGACCATTTTCATAAGCACGTTGAATCCACTCATTTAGTTTTTCTGATTCTGACCAAGACATCTGCAAACCCTCTCTTTAGATCTGGTTTCACGAAGAAACGCCAACGATTTTGTAGACGTAGATACTGTTGAAATAGGCGGCTACCGAACTGGTAATGCCCTTTGTGTTTAGCCATGTTTCCCTTTCTTGTTTTCATAGACCTAAATCTATGCCTACAATTACCCCTAAGTCAATAGCAACACGCCAGAAATAATTAATCTTTTATTTGGCTAATAGTGACGTAAACCCCAGTCCAACCATCCACCGTATAACGCTTATAGGCGTGAAGATCTACGACAAGCTTGTCATCCACAATAGCCCCGCCCTTAGTCAGTCCATCTAAAACGCTCCTACACAATTTATCCGTATCAGGCATCACAGTCGGATACTGCCTAGAAATGGAAGAAGGCCTTGGAATGTAAAACCAAAGTTCTACTTCCAAAGCCCCATCCATAGGTTCGTCAAAAAGTGATTGACATTCTGTTTCAATAGCTTTCCGCCAGGCAGGAAGATACTTGCTGGCTTCAATCATCCGACCATTACCTACATGACGTTTAGAGCCTTGAGGTGCTGGCAGACCTTCAACAGAAAATTTACTTATCATGCTTTCTATAGTAAGCCACGCATAACACTAGAAACCACCAGCCAGCGAAGATCCAAGGTAAAACAGATTCTTCAGCAGACTCTGCTGTCATAGCAAGATACATAAACGCTACAACAGTCGCAAAGATAGTGAAATACGCTAGTTTCAAAAAGTGTCCCAAGCAGATGAAGGTGGGTTACCGAAGGCAGCGGCAGGTGCAGGTGCAACAAGAGTTACTTCTTTTGCGTTGATACTCAACTGAGCGTAAACAACATGCTTACCAGACTGATCTGTGAACTCATTTACGTTAGCTGAAGCATTACCAACAACATCAACGACCTGACCTTCAGACACAGGAGAAGTAAACCAAACCTTGTAGTTTAGCTTCCCTTCAGAACCATCAGTCTTCTTGAAAACATCCTGAGCAATAAAGAACTTGCCAAATGCTTTTGTTACTGTGAGATTTGTTGCTTTAATTACGTTGGGCATTTTTGGCCCTTTCTATTTTTCTATGTGTTTTGGATTTACACAATCGGAATGATTGCATACTCTTTTGCCTGGTAAAACTACAACCCCACCAGACACAGGGGTCACCCCATCTTCAGCAAAATCTCCTGAGTGCGGAATACATTTGAGACTGCCATACTGGACAACCGAAGCTGGCTTAGCACGACAAGAGACACACAACAAATCTTTGCGATCTCTTTTTTCTGGAGCAACGACCCACGCATAACCGCAACGGTTACAGAGAATCTTGTTGTCATCCACAAACTTAGTTTAGCCATTTTTTAGCCTTTTGCAACCTTACCAAAGTTACATTTACGGCAATTCCAAACAATCTTGTCATGCTCACAATGCTTAGGTGGGGCTAAAACAACCTTCTTTTCGTGTTCTAGGGCTTCAGCAGCACGAATACGATCTAACTCCCGTACACGTTGCACACGGGCTTCCTCAGCCATCCTCGCTTCATTCTGTAGCTCTTCCTTAGTTTTCTGTCTCTCAGGCAACGGAGCATCACCCCAACGATCACCATTCAACCAAGTAGTCGGATAAGGGATGAACTCTTGTGGTGGAAGATTCTTGTCGTGGGCATAGCGTACACAGCCAGCAAGAATGTCATCAAAGCTTGCTCTCTGCAAAGCAGATTCAAAAGCTTTACACGCAGCTCGCTTAGAAACCTTACGAGGATAAACATTCCAGAATTCCTCAAAATGAGCATATAGGTTAATATATGTTTCTTTTAAAGGTTTGTGTGCCAGATCTGTCACCCCTGACGTACCCAGTCTGTCACCCCTGCTTACCTGAGCTGTCACCCCTGCTTCCCAGTTTGTCACCCCTGGCAAAAGAATCCAATACTTATTTGTCTTGTATTGACCACCAAAATCAGAGCCATTAACTTCAACGCTAATCTCCCCGATTTCCTGAAGATACTGCAAATCTCTTTTGATTGATCTTTCACTAGCGTTAGCGTAACGAGCCAAAGTAGCGATAGACGGCCAAGCACCATTATCGCCATGATGGTTAGCGATACCAATTAGCACAAGCTTGGCTCGCCCATCAGCCCGACTGTTATTTAGGACAGCCGAAATCATCTCCACACTCATCTTCTACTCCTCGCTGTCAAGCAAAGCCTGGACGACTTTATTTGCAATCTCCGCAACTTCATCTCTAGCACCGCCAGCCCAGCGACCAGCATTAAAGAACAACTTATCTCGCTGCTCACGCATGTCCTCAAGTTCTTCTTTCTTTAGTCTCAGCTGACGCTTACCTTGAGCAAACTTAGCGAAACTCAACTCCTCATCAGTTAGAAGTTTGTTAGCGTGTGTTATGTCAGTACGCTCTTTTTCCAATGCTTCCGCAAGGTTAATCCATTCATCAGATCCAAATTCCATTTGTATCCCTTTCAAGCCATAAATAATCGGTAAGGTGTCTTATTCCATTGATTATCAATCAGAAACCAGTCACCTTTATAAAAATCGTAAATCGGTGTTGCTTCAGGAAACTTGTATCGCTCAAGCTTCCAACCATACTGTAAAGCCTTCTCACGAAACTCTGCATTAGATTCCATCAACAAATTAGATTCACTACACATAGCCACCAGGTTAGATGGGGTGTCTAATAACTTAGACCCGCCCATCCCCCGATTGACTCGGTGTTGCGGCACGAGCGTATCATCAATACGCCCACAATGCCAACAACACACGTCACGTTCAAGCACCTTAGCCCAAATAGTTTTACTAACCATGACGGAACGTTAGCTCCACCTGTTTAGCAATAACTGCAGTCAAAGTACCCGCATCTGAGATCTGCTTTATCTTAGCCTTGACACGGTTCAACTCAACTTTTGCCATGTCATGCTCAAACTTTAGCTCAGCAGTCTTGAGACGAGCTACAGCAGTCCTATCGGCCACAGTCCCCTGGGCTTCAAGAAAAGCAGATTGAAACGCCTTTTCATAAACTAAATCTCTATCAGCAACTTTCATCTCAGCATCATAAAGAGCATTAACGCCCTTTTCGCCAGACTGGATTAGTTCATTTAGTTTGCCAATAATGTGGTCAGGACTAACTATTTCCAAGTTCTTTACCCCACTTAACAATCAGATCTAACTTATCTTTTGACAACTTAGCTTGTTGAGCTTCAAGATACAAAGCCTTCAACTTGGCTAAATCTTTTTTGGAATAAGCATCATTAGCCTGAGCATAAATGTCCTCAGCAGCACGATTTACTTTATCCATCTCTTGTGCTGAAGGTCGCTTACCCTTTGGGCTAAACTCTCCACCGAGAGCCGAAATTGCTCTTCCATAGGCCGAGGTAGCACAGTTCTCTACAAAAGACACCTTGTTTATGTGGCTAGTGCCTAAACGCTCTTCAGCGTAATCAACCGCAGCTGGCTTTTCATCAGCCTTGTCTAAGAACACTTCAGCCTTCATAACGACCTGTGTTTCGTTGATTAGAACGATCTCTAAGTTCAAGCGACCGTTGCCGTACCTAGCCCAGAACAGGTCAATTCTCTCCTGGACAGTTTGATATTGTGAAAGGTCAAAGGCCATTAGTTCGCCACCCAAGTAACAGTCATGTTATCTTCAAGCCAAATCCATTGACCCAAACCCTGCACAGTCAGACCAACAGACCCAGTATCCAAAACCTGAATACCAGATAAGACACCAGTAACATGTGTAGTTTTCTTATCGCTGCCGTGAATAGAAACGGCAACTTTGTCACCAACAGATAAACCCTTAAGGTCAGTTATTTTCTTCATTAGTTTACTTTCTTGATTGTCAGATACGGCACTCCACCAGCTCTGGAAGAACGTGTAGCGATAACCTTGCCGTTTACTAGACCATACTTGGCTTTACCCATCTTGTCTAGTATTTTGCTTTTTAATTTTGTGACTTGTTCTGTAGATAGATCCAACTCTGCTTGAGCGTAAACCAAGTCAGAGCCAAGAACACCCAACTCAACTTCATCATCCAGAATGTCTGGATTCATATTGCGGACAGTTTGGAAAGTGCTTTCAGAGCCATCCCAATCAGGTGCAACATCCTGAGCCAACTTATCCCAAAACTCTTCTACACGAGCAACCATACGAGCAGAATACTCGGCATCATAGTCAAGGTGGAAAGTTTCTAACTGATTACCCTGGAACAGCACAACAACCTTGCACCACTTCAAACCCAGCAACTCCATGTACCACATACATTGAGCTGCATAATGCTCTGGAATGGAATCCCAACGATAGCCAGCAGTCTTTATTTCTAGCAAACCGAACTCGCCATCCAACTCAAGGATGCCATCAGGGTTAGCGTGTTTCCAACCATCCGCCCAAGTGCCAGTCGTATACATTTTGTATTCAGGATTACGGACACCCCACTCATCAAAGATCAGCGGTTCAACAAGCGTTCCCCAACGCATCTTCTCATTCTGCTGAAAACTATCTTCAATCTTGTTAGTCAACTTAGCCCACATAGTGTAAGCAGACTCCCAAGGGTTTACACCCAAAATAGTCCCAACCTGAGACCCACCAATACCATTGCTTCGCAGCTCATGCCACTCTGCACTCTGATTCTCAAAGTCTCCAATGAGAACAGCCTTACCAAATAACTTGTGATCTAATTTATTAGTCATAGCCCTTTTCCAGTTTTACATCTGACCGAATTGTCAGTAAGGTTATTGTATGACAAACCACCGACATCAGATACCAATTTCACGAAAACTTTTTTCTTTTTTAGAACTACAAGAAAAAGTCGGTGAACTACCCTGCCAAAACTTCCCTGATGCGTTCTTCCCAGACATAGGAACAACAGGGCATCAAGACACCCAGTACGCTAAAGAGCTATGTTCAATGTGTCCAATAATGCAAGAGTGTAGGACATACGCTATAGAAGCAAAAGAACCACTAGGGATCTGGGGTGGGCTAACAGCAGGAGAAAGACGAGTACACAGGTCTATTTCTTCTGTTCTGTATCCTTTACCTTCTGAATAGCATCATTAGAAGCCTTAGCGACATCTTCCTTAGTGACTTGACCTGTAGTAGCGATAGCATAGCCAATCGCCCCGATAACACCAATCATTAGTGTTCCCCAAGCAATAATCACACCATCAAGCCAGTTTCCTGTCAAAGCTGCACCCACACCAGCCGAGCCACCAAGAATGAACAGGAAAATACCAAATCCACGCCAGGCTAGAAAGCCAAGCACATTAATAATTTCTTTAATTCGTGTCTTCATTATTTGCCTTTGTTTTCTAGGATGTGCTTCAACGGGTCAACTAAATCTTTATAGGCAGCTAGATGAATGTCAGGGTTGCTAAAGTTTTTGTTAGCCTTACCGATACTCATGTGTA